GGGCGGTCTGCGCGATGGGGGCGGCAACGTGTGTCTCGGCCAGAATCCGATAGCGGCCGCTGCATTTAGGGCAGGCCGCTCCCATCACGTGCTCTTTGCCGCAGTCAGGGCACTGATCCTCAACCGGGCTCGGCCCGCTCCAGTCACACATCGCGCACGTCGCGTCTGTCTGGTGAGCGTCGTTGATGCCGACATGACCGCAGTCCGTGCACTCGCGGCACTCAACGTATGCAGGCTGCTGCTCGGCCTGCGCGGGGCGGGTGAGTGCTGCCACGATGCGTTCGTGCTGGGCGACGGTCATCAGCGGCAAGAAAACGTCATCATAGCCATTCACCGTCTCGCACTGAATCGTCTCAAGCGCTGGCATGCAGACTTCAATGTCTATCTCCCCAAGCTCAGGCCCGGAGCCGCCATGAAAGAGTCCGCCGAGAATTGCGGTCGCGACCACAACCGGAGCCTCCCGCTCATCCTGCGCCGGGGCTGGCACGCCATATGCCCTCTCGATCGCCGCGTTTACGGTGCTGCTGCTGATGGTGCCCAGCAGGCCGGCCGCGCGATCGCTGAAATAGATCAGCCTTCGTATCGTCATGTCAGTCATCCAGGGAAAGCCCGGCTAGGCCGGGCGGGTGGTTAGGAGTTCAGCCATTCCTCGAAGGTCTTGACTGGCCAGCCAAGGTCTTCGGCACAGCGAACATAGATTTCGTAGCGGTCGCGCAGCGTCTGCATTACAGGTACCCTCGTTCAGCGAAGCTCAGCACGTCAGCACGTCCGGCGCCGCCCACAATGAAGTGATCGAGCACGCGCACATCGACCAGTGCCAGCGCTTCTTTCAGCTTGATGGTCAGCGTGCGGTCGGCCTGGCTCGGCTCTACATACCCGCTGGGGTGGTTGTGAACCAGCATGACGGCGGCAGCATTGTGCGCCAGCGCGGCCTTGACCACTTCGCGCGGGTAGACCGACGCCCCGTCGATCGTGCCAAGGAACAGCGCGTCATAGGCGATCACGCGATGCCTGGAATCCAGGAACAGGCAGCCGAAGCGTTCGCTTGTCTCGGCCGCCAGGCGCAGGCGCAGGTAGTCGCGCACAGCCTCGGGGCTCTCCAGCGCGGCGCCCGGCTTGTGCAGGCGCGCGCGCAGGATCTCCAGGGCGCGGGCAATGATCAGGTCGTTGTGTACTTCGAGGTCTGCGGCGTCAGCCAGGCAGCTGACGGCGTAGGTAGCGGCGGGTTCGGAGCGGACAGCTTGAGCGGTGTTGTTCATGGTGCGGCCTCTGTGCATGCCGTGGCGGGTGCCCGGCTTCTTCAGTGGTGTCGTGTGTCGACGGCAAGCATCATCCGATATTCATATGATTATCGTCAACGGTTTTTTTCTTTCCGGATAGCCTCGATCAGCCCCTGGTGGTTCCGCGCGCACACCTTGTACTGTCCGGCCAGCAGGATATCGGCCAGCTTGAGGTCGCCCATGGATGCCGTGCCGTCCTCCGCTACGGGCACCAGCGGGATCGGCGGGCAGGGCTGTAGCAGCCCCTCGTCAATCTGCGCGGGCGGCGTTGACGTGCTGCATGCCTGGAGCAGGCACGCGGCAATCCCGGTACACAGTGTTCGTCTGAACTTCATGGACCGCCCTCTGGTAGATGGTCTGGTTTTCGATGCGGATATTGCCGATCGCTTCAAGCGTCTCGCGGCTGATGCCGGCCACCAGGGCGCGGGCGAATGCCTCCTGCTCGTTCTTGGCCTCCAGGCGCGCATGCGCGTCGTACCCTTCTTTCCAGCCGCGCACGCCCCAGCCCACGGCCAGGCCGGCGACAGTCAGCACGACATAGGCCGCCAGACGCAGCTTGTCGATCATCGGTGCGCCCTCCGCAAGTAGGCCAGCTGGGCGCGCAGCTGGATCTGCTGCGCTTCGACGGAAAGGCCGCAGAACACGGCGGCGGTAAGCCTGGTCAGCAGGTTCATTGCGTCGTCTCCTGTACGGCCATGCACTGCGCGTGGCGCTTAACCTGGCGCTCCCACACACCCCAGCAGCGCCGGTTCGGCTGGCCATTGATCGTGGTCGAGCAGTCATAGCCGCCCGCCTTGCGCCATTGCAGCAGCGCCGCGCAGGCCTCGACGTAGCTGCCATTGAGCAGGTGCCGGCGCATGCTGGAGCCGCGCCAGTTGCCGATGCCGTACTGCCCGGTGAAGTCCAGGTAGAGGTCGTATTCCTCCTGGTGCAATGCCACGCCCGGCAGGGAGGCGCGGAAGCGGCGTTCTTCTTCACTGTGCAGGTTGCGGGCGAGCTGGGCAGCCCGATCCCTGGTGATGGGCGGATCGGTCAGCCGTACCGGCGTGCCGTCCTCGTAGCGCGTGGATCCGTGGCCGATCGTCGGCACATCGCCCTTGGTTGGAATCACCGGACCCGACGTGAAGCCTTCGGAGTCAACCCAGGCCGCAAAGCCGGCCGCGCTGAGCGTCAGCGCTGCCACCAACTGCCGGGAGCGCTTCATGGCAGGTCGCACTCCACCGGCTCGCCGGCGGCCTGGCGGCGCAGCCGATCGACCATCAGGTCATGTCGCTGCTGCTCGCGGCGATCCTTGCGTGCCTGGTAGATCATGTTCGCAACGAACGTCAGCAGGGCGGTCGCTATACCGATCACCACGCCCCACTCGGTAAGCGTCAGCCCCGTGGTGACGCTCACGGCAGCGCCCGCATAGCTTGTGTAATTCATGGTCTTGTCGCCTGCTGCCAGCGTGAGGGGGATGTGATCTGCCATAACGGCGCTTCCGGTCGGTTAATGGGGTTGCCATCCCTACCTGGTGCGGCAGCTGGCAGCGCCAACCTATGTGACTCGCCAGCCCTGGCAAGCCCTGCGCGTTACCGGCCCATCGACATATTGGTCATCCAGCGATTGCGGCGAAGTCCAGGGCTCAGCGCCTCGGTCCACCCCTCGCCGCGGTACCGGCGCATTCGCACCGTCTGCCACTTCAACCCGCGCCGCTTGGCCCACTCGATCGCCGTAAGCGTCTCGTCTCCCAGCGTGATGCGTGTCGTGCTCGCGCATACCGTCTGCTCTGCCATCGCCGCCCCTCCCCTGCTACAGCCGCTCGATCCGCACGCACACACCGGGCTCGGCGCCGTACCGCTTGCGCACGATGGCGTCGACCACCAGCGCGTCATCGGTCCAGGCCACGCCGTTCAGGCCGTCGCAGATCGCTTTGAGAATGTTGTCGAGGTCGGGCTTCTTGGCTGGCAGCTCCAGGCCTGCCAGGGCGGCGGCCTTGCGCTTGAGCGACCATGAGGCCGGTACCGGCATCACGACGCGCAGCGTCAGCTCCAGCGGGCCGGTCAGCGGTGCGCGCCCGGCCATGGCTGGCACGGCGGCGGCTTGGACGGCCTGCTCGTAGGTCTTGGTGGCGGCAGGCGTGTACATACGCACGCCGCGCTTGGTCTTTGCAGCTCGGGGGCGGCCCTTACCTTTGGGCTCGCCCGGCACCTGGAACTCGATTGTCACGCGCACGCTCCATGAGCCTATTCAGCTCGTTGCGCGCCTCCACCTCCGTATTCGGGTCGCATTGCTTCCGTATTTCGTTTTCGGCCCACTGGCGCCACGCGCGCCCCAGCCGGTTGCGTTGCGAATAGATCAAGCTGGCCAGTGTCCGAGCGGCCTCCGGATCCACCACCCGCGGCCCCGCATTCACAGCTGCTTGGGCGGTGGCATATCTGCCGGCCCGTCTCGAACCAGTAGCCACAGATCAGCCCTCCGGCAGGCAATCGCAGCCACCTCGGCAGCCTGGACAGCGCACCGGTGGTCCCGCATGTGTGCGGCGTGAAGCGGCGATCATGTCCAGGGCTTGCGCTACACTTGCGGCCTCCACCACGGGCGCACCGGGCGCACCGGTGATGGTTGCCAGGGACTTTTCAGTCCCATTTTTATTACGCACGATATACCCGCTCATTTCGGCCTCTTGTCCCGGCTGATCGACACCAGTGGCTGCTTGTTGTCCGCCAGCGGCCACGGGAAGAACACCCGGCATTGGTGGCACCACACGTCCTGGTAGCTGCTGAATGGCGACGTTGGATGCTTACCGCTGCGCGGGCATGGAATCTTCAAGCCTTCATCCCCTTGATTGTCATCAGCCCCTTGCGGATAAACGCCAGCTGCGTCTCGCAGAGGGCTCGCAGATAGTCGATCGCCTCGACCTCCCAGCGCCTTGGCCCGTCGATAACGCTGTGGCAGTGACGGCAAGCATAAATCGCCATCATGTCAGGACTTTTAAGTCCCACTCCCTTATCGCAACAGGGCAGGTGGCAAAGGACAATCGTGCCATCGTCAAAGCCGCAGCCCGGCAGGCGCAGCGTGCATTCCTCGCCCTTCGCGGAGTCGCGCAGCTTTTGGGAAACTACTCGGGTCATACCGCGTGCCTCACCGCTTCGATTTCCGCCATCTTGGTGATCTGGTCCTCGCTGAGCGTCGGCCAGTACGTCGCCACCAGGTACTCACACAGCTGGCGCCAGAAGTCCTGAAAGACGAGCTCGTCCATGCTGTCGTACGACAGGCTTTGCGGCGTGGTGCGCCGGAAGCGGCCAAGGCCGGGAATGTCGAACTGCTCGCGATCGCAGTACACCTCAGACTCGAGCTGCAGATCCTTGATCGCCTGGTGCGCCTGCTTGCCCTGGTAGCCGTCGATGCTGTTGGCCAGCAGCTTGCCCATGCCGTGAACCAGGCGATTGAATCGCTCGTTGCGCGGCTGGGTCAGCTGGGCGCGCACGCGGCAATTCCGGCGGAATCCACGCTCGCGCATCATCGACTTGTCGGCTTCCTCGGACGGCACCAGGGCGCCGACACGGCTGCCGGTCACTGGATCGATCATTTCGCGGACGGTGAAGTAGATCGGCATCGGCTTCGGCCGGCGCTGGCGTGCCGGCGCGGCTTGTGATTCAGCCATGGCGCCCCTCCTTGCCGGTCAGCTCGTCGATCGCTTGTACTACCGCCGCCTTGCGCTCGGCGAATTGCTCCCGCTCGCGGCGCTCGCGCTCCAGGCGCAGCCGGCGTTTCTCGGCCAGGTCGGCCGCCATGTCGGCGCGCAGCTTCTCCAGACGGGTGCGCACATCCGGCGACGGTTCGGCCGGCTTGCCGGTCAGCAGTCCGGCGATCGCCTGGCCATCCGTGGTCAGTGGCGCGTGCGCCAGCACTTTCAGGTGCTTGTTGGCGTCTTCGAGCGACAGCAGCCCCTTGCGGCTCGCGTCCTCGATCTCGCGGATCCGCAGCTGCTGATCGAACCCAATGGACAGCTCCCATTCGACCGGGCGCTCGGCGCGGCGGGCGTCCTCCAGGTAGCGGTCATACGCAGCCTGGAAGGTCTTGCGTCCGCCGATCTTGTCGCCGGTCATCAGCACCGGGCGAGCATCGGCCAGCGCCTGCCGTATCTCGGGCGTCAGCATCACCGTGTCGGCCTCGTCCAGGGCACGCAAGGCCAGCGGCCAGGCTTCGTCGCTGGTCGGTCGACCGTCGGCCTTGACGACGCGGCTGATGATTTCCGCCGGTACCAGCCGGCCGCGCAGTTCCAAGCGGCACGCCCGCAGGGCGTTGGCGATCGTGTCGGCGTCGTAGGCAGCCAGATCGCTGGCGATCATCTTGGCCGTCGCGGCGGTCATGGTTTGGCCGAGGGCGTCGGCCGTGGCGATGATGGCGACGGCGAGTTCGCTTTGCTCAGCGGATGAAAGCATTGGGCTTTACCTCCTGGCTGGCTTGCTGTTCGCGGATCTGCGCGGCGGCGCTCAGATTGGCCTCGGTGGCCTCCATCTGGCGCGCAATCGTGCCGTTCATGGCGCGGCCGGTTTGGCAGGACGTGTAGATCGCCTGCGCGTCGCGCAGCATCAGCGATACGTCGTGCGACGATTGCAGGTAGGCGCGGTCCTTGAGTTTCAGGTAATGCGCGGCCAGCTTCGGCGCTTCCTCGGCGCCAACCTTGTCGATGAACTTGGCCATCTGCCCGGCGACAGTGGCGTTCCATAGCGGCCAGACGCCATAGACCTTCTCGTAAGCGATCGCGTAGTTCGCCCAGGCCTTGAAGGTTTTGCAGTTCTCGTCCTTGGGTCCGCTGGCGGCTGCCCTGTAGCGCTCCAGTGCCGTTTTCGGTTCTGGACTGGCCGGCCTGTCATCGGCGCCCAAGAACTCGCCTTCCATCGCCGGCTTGGGTGCGTCAGCAGCCTGGCCGGAAAGAGTCTCTGCCGTAGTCTCTG